AGAACCCGTCCCATGTGGACGGGGATGCCCCGGCCGACCGCTTCATCGATCAGTGCCCGAGCCCCCGGCCCGAGCTTGAATTCCGTCGTCCCGCCGATGAACAGGACGTCGAACTCGTCCCATGGCATTGGCAGGCTCTCCTGGCCGTCCTGCGCCACGAACGCCGCCGGGAGTCCCAGGGACCTGATGCGGGGCAACCACGGCAGGGAGCGGGCCAATGTGGCGGCGGCATCACCCACCACATCGGGGGCCACCGCGAACACGCACCGCTCGGCAGGCTTGGCCTTCAGCCACTCCCACCAGAACTCGTCCCCGGTGTAACGGCCGAACACGCCGTTATCGGCGATGAACGGCACCCCGTCCGGCAGCGGATTACGTTGGCCGGGCTGGGTGATGCAACCCAGCAGACCGGCCTTCATCGCCTCCCGAATCTTGGCCGTGCTCGGATTGGCGAAGTAGCGCACGGGACACCGCCCAGTAGATCGCGAGTGGAACGACGGTGGCCCAGATCAGCTTGCACACCAGTTGACCGGCGATCACGTCCCAGGTCAGCGGGAAGCCCGCGATGGCCAGGAACACCACGGTGTCCAGCGGTGCACTGACCAGGTTGGACACCCCGGCGGCGGTGATGAACCCGCGCGGGCGGACCAGGACGTACACCCCGAGATCGGCCAGTTCGGCGAGGGCGAACGCGGCGGCGCTGGCCAGCGCGAGCGCCGGTGACGCCAGCCACCAGGACAGGGCGATCCCGACCACGATCCCGCCCAGCACCCACCAGACCCCGGCGTACCGGTGCACGAAATCCCGGGCCAGCAGGGCGAAGCCCGCTGCGTAGGTGCCGGCCGTGGCCACCAGGCCGAAGCCGACGGGCACCAGTCCGTACCGCTGCGTCAACACATTGGCCGCGACGATCGCGGCAATGTAGACCACGACGGCGATGGCACCTTTCACCGCTGACTGCATGTGCCTCCGTTCAGAGGATGTAGCCGTGCACCCGGAGCAGGCGGATCGCCTCATCCCGGTTGCCGGCGGCGAACCGCAGGATCGATTCCGGCATCAGCCGGACCTGCCCCCGTTGGCGCTTGGTGCCGGTGCCGGCGCGGGTGATGTAGATGCCCTTCTGGCCCCGGTAGTCGATGGCCTGTTTGACCTCTCGGCCGCTGGCCGTCTGGGTGGTGTTCATCCCGGCCCGGGCGTTGACCACCCGCGCCGGGTCGGCGCCCAGCCGGATGGCCTCGGCCCCGTCCCTGGTGAACGCCCGATCCTGTTCCTTACGGGACATCTGGTCGAACAGTTCCTTGGGATCGGCGATGTCCGGGCTGGCGATGCTGGTCGGGATGTGCGTGCACCGGCAGCGAGGATGCCGCTGGAACCCGGTGTTCCAGGCGTACGTGCGGCCGGCCAGGATGATGCACCGCGAACAGGCAGAGGGCTCGACCATCCGGACGTAGCCCTTCCACCGCTTGTTCGCGGCGATCTTGGTGCCCTCAGCCACCCGGGCGGCGTCGTGCACCTGGGTACTGATGATCTCGGTCATCGAGTTGCGACCGACCCGCAGCGCATCCGGGAACGCCACCCCGGACGCGTCCTCCAGCAGCATCTTGATCAGCGGCTGGAACAACAGGGTCTCCAGCGCCCGCCCGTCGCTGGCGACCCCGGCGAGCGCGGTAGGCGCCAGCCGGGGGCCGACCGGGATGTCCTGCGCCAGGCCCAGGTCATCGACGTAGTCCGCGCCGATCTGCGCCGCCCGCCGCTGCGCGGTGGACAGCACGCCGAACGCCTGCGGTGCGACCTCGGTGGCGTACTGCATCTGGATGTCGTTGATCTCCAGATCCAGCATCAACTCGATGATCTGACTACTTGCCCACAGGTCCAGGGCGGCCACGGCCAGGAACCGGTCGGCCTGCTCCTGACTGACCGGGCTGGACAGCGGCGTTGTCAGCAAGCTGGGCGGGCTGACCGTCGGTGCCGTCATTCGGAACCCCCTGGTCCTGGCCCGGGATCATGGCCCGTTGCATGGCCTCCAGGGCGAGCGTGGCGGCCCGCTTGTCCATCTCGATCATGTCCGCGATCTCCTGCGGCGTGTAGCCGAGATCCTTACGGGCCTGCTCGACCGGGATGATCGGTTTGCCCCCGGCGAGCTTGGTGGCGGCGTCGGCCTTCTGGGCGAACGTCGGCGTGCTCGGGTCGTCCCATAGCGACCGAATCCGCAGGATGTCCTTGTCCCATTCGCCGGTGCGGATGCGCTCGGAGATGTACAGGGTCCGCTTGTCCACACCGGAAAACGTCTGGATGCGCCGCTCGCACTTGCGGTTGAGTCGGGCGTCCCGAGCCCGGATGGCGTCGGCGCTGGCCGCGTCGTCGGCGGCCAACCCGAAGTAGTTCGGCGGGGTCGCCGACATGGCGCTGGCCTGCCGGGCGTACATGTCCTGCATCCGCTCGAAGTTCGCCATGTCGCTGGCGGCGAACTGGAACGGCTTGGCGTTCTCGTTGGTCAGCGCCCAGACCGCCCCGAAGTAGGTCTCCCAGACCGGGAGCATGTTCCCCTCGGTGTCCACGAAATCGGACGCCTTGGCCCCGCTGACGGCCCGCTGCGGCACGGCGTGGGTCTCCTGCGCCACCTGGGCGTTCGTCAGGTTCCGCGCCGCCGCATCCGTGATCGGGATGACGTCCGCCATCTCCGAGGTACCGAGCGGCCGGCCGTCCTTGGGAATGCCGATGCGCGGGCGATTGACCTGCGGGACCACGGGAACCTTGCCCATGCGGTGCTTGTCACGCTCGACGACTTCCCAGGCACCCCGGGAGCCATCCAGGTACAACGTCTCGTCCGGCAGGTAGAGCGTGGCACTGGTGGCCCGACCGTGCTCGACGTCGTACCGCTTCAGGGCGGCGATCACGTCCAGGGTGCGCGGGTCGCGCATGACGGTGACCTCGGTGGGCGACTCGATGGTGATCCGTGGGAACTCCTCGTCCTCGTCGTTGGCGCCGATGATGCGATAGGACCGGGCCAGCTTCAGCGCGTCGCGGTCGCCCATCACGGCCAGTTCGTCAAGCCCGTTGTAGAGCCACAGGTCCCACAGGCCGGGGTCGGCGGCGCGCTGGCCGGGAAGCTGGAAACCGGTGCGCTCCAGCCGTTCCTCCACCGCGTCGACCGCCACCCGGGGCCAGTTGACGATGACCACGAACCGGCGCAGTTCCGGCGGGATGGCCAGGCCCAGTTGCTCCAGCCGTTGCTCGCCCTCGTAGTACGCCTCGTACTTGTCGATCAGGGTCTGCGCGCGATCGAGTTGGATTTCCAACTTCTGCATCAGGGCAAGGTTCTCGGTGTCCAGCCGTTCGTACACCGGCATTCCCTCCTACCGTCGGAAGATGATCACCCGGCGGTCCTCGGGCTCGGTGGTCCAGCCGGCGGTGATCGCGTCGGCGCGGGCCTCGTAGGCCAGGGCCATCGCGACCGTGGAGTCGATCTTGCGATCGGAGCCGGGGTGTTCCTTGCGCACCAGGCGCAGGGGGCCTTTCAGCCGCACGTAGGTGTTCCGCAGGTGTTCCATGACCACCTTGTCGCCGGAATGCCATGCCGTGCCGGTGATCAGGTCGGACCGGAGCCGGTCCAGGGCGCCGCCCATGGCGACGTCCCGACTGGTGGCCCACGGGATGACCCGCTCGCCGTACTCGTCCTGGAGGTTGTTGACGTCGCTGCGCCACTCGTGCGGATCGAAGTAGGCCCGGGCGACCTGGTACCGCCCGAACGCCTCGCGGATGGTCGCCAGCACGTCGTTGCGCGGGACCTCCCACCAGTTCCCCTCCATGCCCATGGGTTTGGCCCAGATGCCGATCGGGAACAGGTAGCCGTCCGACATCCGGCAGCCCATCAGGACCGTCGAGTCGTCGGACAGCGAGCCGTCGAATCCGAGCGAGATCCATTCCTGCGGCTGGACTTCCTCTTTCCGGACCTGTCGGGTGACGATGGCATCCGGAATCCAGGCGTCCTTGCCGGACATCGGCCGGTTGAGGAAGTACCGCGCGGCGGTGGCCTCATCCGGGCAGATGCGCGGGTCGCGCATGTCCCGGATCTTGCGGTCCATGTCGATCCGGTCGGCCGCCGCGCCGTAGACGTGGATCAGTTGCCGCTTGGTGTGCGCGGTGTTCTGGATGTTGATCGGCCCGTCGGCCTGCCGGTGGTTGACGTAGACCTGCTCACCCAGTTCGCCCTTGCGCCACATGGTGAGAGTGGTTTCGAACACCGAGTTCTCACCCGGCCGGTAGGCGGTGCTGGTCTGGTGCAACCACGGATCGGCGTCGTACCGCTTGCCCATGTTCCGGGCGATGGTGGCGTACATGTCCTTGAGTTCGCGCAACACGTACAGGTGCGATTCATCAACGACCACATGGGTTTCCAGGCCGCCGTCCTTGCTGGCCGAGCCGGACGTGCAGGCCCGGATCTCGCCGCCGTGGTCCAGGTAGATCGCGGTGGCGGACTGGTACTTGCGGACGCCGCTCGCGCCGCCGTAGACCTCGGGATGGCTGTCCCGGCCCCATTCCCCGGCGATGAAGGCGATCGTCTTGAACGTGTTCCCGACCTGTTTCTCCTCGGTCGCCAGGCACTTGATCAACGGCGAGCGGATCGGCCTTCTCCT